TGATGATAAAGTAAATGTAGAGCGTGCTTTCTATGAAGCTATTTCTTCTGGTGATTTTGTTCCCGGTGGTAGAATCATTTATGGATCTGGTCGTAGTGGAGGCAAGCACAACCTGCTGAACTGCTATGTTATCATCCCAGAGGATAGCGTAGATAGTATCGGTAAGACTATTCAGGACATGTACAAGATCTCCTGTGCTGGTGGTGGTATCGGATTCAATGTCTCCAAGATTCGCCCAAAGGGAGATAACATTGGTAATGTTGCCAACTCTGCTCCCGGTAGCGTGTCTGTGCTTAAGATGATCAACGAGGTAGGTGAGCATGTTAAGTCTGGTAAGAACCGTAGAACTGCTCTCATGGGTATCCTCAATGTTACTCACCCTGATCTCCTTGAGTTCCTTACTGTAAAGCTAGACCAAGGCCAACTTAATAACTTCAATATCTCTGTTGCTATTACTAACAGATTCATTGAAGCTGTCCAGCTTGACGAACCTTGGTACTTCTCTTACAACAACAAGCAGTATCATAACTACCACCTTATTGCTACTAACAGCAAAGGCGAGAAGCGTGATCTAGAAGTTATCGCTCTTGATGGTGAGGATGCTATCGGTCGTGCAGAGAACTTCCACCGCGCTGATTGGACTGAAACCTTTGAACTGGTTGGTCAGGCCGACATCTCTGCTCGTAAACTCTGGGAAAGAATCTGGACCAACGCTGTAGAGTCTGGCGATCCCGGTATATATAATATTGATCTAGCAAACTCTTTCACCAATGTATCATACTTCGAGGAACTCCCATCCACTAATCCCTGTGGTGAGATTAGTCTCCCTTCTTATGGCAACTGTTGCCTTGGCAATATTAATCTTGCTAACATGTGCTTGGACGATGGGTCCGATGTAGATTGGAAGCGTCTAGCCAAAACTGTTCGCACAGGGATTAGGTTCCTAGATAATGTGCTAACAGTAAACCACTTCCCCACTCCTGAGTGTAAGGAGGTAGGCCAACGCTCTCGTCGTATCGGTCTGGGCGTGATGGGTCTTCACCACATGCTCATCCAGCTAAACATTAGGTACGGTAGTGAGAAGTGCCTAGAGTTCCTAGAGAGACTGTTTACAACTATTAGAGATGAATCTTACAAGGCAAGCATTTACCTCGCACGCGATAAAGCTCCTTTCCCAGCTTTTGATCGTGACAAGTACCTCTCTGAGGATTTTGCTAAAACACTTCCTATTCGGATTCGTCATTACATTAGAAAGTATGGTATTAGGAATGCTGTTATGCTTACTATTCCCCCAACTGGGACCATCTCTATGCTTATGGGTGTTAGTTCCGGTATCGAGCCTATCTTTTCTGCTATGTATAATCGCCGCTGGCGTCAGGGGAATGTCTGGAAACAACAATTCGTAGCCGACCCCCTGTTCCAGAAGTATTTCGACGAGGGCAAGCCTCTAGGAGCTTTCGTAGGTGCCTACGACATCACACCAGAGGAGCATATGGCTGTGCAGGCTACGATCCAACGCTTCATCGACTCCTGCATCAGCAAGACCATTAACCTTCCTGAGTCCTTCGATCCAACGACTATGATAGATCAGGCACTAGATTTTGCCCCCTACATGAAAGGGCTAACTATCTATAGAGCAGGGTCTAAAGGTAACGAGCCCCTACAAGCTATACCACTAACAGAAGAAAATGTCAGACAATACATGGGACAACAAGAAGTGGCCGTTGGAGTCGCAGACGGAGCCGCCTGCACCCTCGGAGGAGACGGAGAGTGCGGCTGAGTTTGAGCAGCTACCAGATATAGACGATCCATATTGGGAGGATTGATGAAGATACTTTTTATTTCTAATTTTTTGGCACCTGATTATTTGAACGATTGCTTCTACAATGGATTAGCAACTCTTCAAAAGAAGTTCCCATCAGAATACGAAGTAACCCTAACAAACCTCCCAGAATACATGCTGGACTCTTACTCTAAGACAGAAAGCTTGTACGGAAGAGGTTTCTCTCTTTACGGTTATATGGATCATCATCCAAAAGTATCTTTTAATTGTTTTGAAGAGATAATTAATAAGCAGTTTGATATCGTAGTTTATGGATCTATTAGGCGAGATCAACGCTGGTTAGAACAGATATTAAGTATTTATGATAAAGATTCTATAATTTGTCTTGATGGAGAAGACCACGCATATGTTGATGATTTTCTAGCTGAAAAAACTCGCTACTATAAGAGAGAGATCCTTGATGATAGAACCGATGTGCTTCCTATAAGTTTTGCCATACCGAAAGAGAAAGTTTTTACATCAAGAATAGATAAGAGTGAATTGTTTGCTCACACTACTCATGAAGGTGGACCAGAAAAGTATACCTACACCAACGAGTATGATTACTATATCTCTTATGCACAGTCGTATTACGGGACAACATCTAAAAAGGGCGGTTGGGATTGTTTGCGTCATTACGAGATTTTAGCATCTTATTGTTTACCTCACTTTGTTGATATTGCTGCATGTCCTCCTAATGTGTTGACAACATTACCAAAAAAGCTTTTACTTCAAGTAAACGAGTATGCTGACAAACAACAGCTTCACCCCAACTATGATGAGCTTCTAGAAGAGGCACACCAATTTACTTTGGATAGGCTGACTACGGAAGCATTAGTAACAAAGGTATTAGGATAATGGCGATTTACGATTTTATATGTCATGATTGTGAGGTAATCTTTAGTAAAGAATACCCCATGTCTAAGGCACCATCTAAAGGTAAGTGCCCTAGCTGCAATAAACTTCGTGAACGCCATTGGTCCGATGTTCCTGTACACTTTAACGGTGGAGGGTACTACTCTACTCGTAATGGTAAGGCAGGACACTCTGACGAAGTAAACAAAGAGCTACAAGAATCTACTAAGCGTCGTATGAAGACGGGCTGGCAGCATTATGCTAAGTATACCCCCTCACAAGGGTACTTGGAGAAACACGGAAAGAAACTGACACATGATCAAGTACAAAAAAGCATAGAAGGCACTAGACAAATGAGCAAGCAGTTCTATGATAAGGCAAAGATCGACCCATCGAAGATCAACAAGCCTCAGTAACTATGTACGAATTCAGTGAAAACATTCAGAGAGGTATTCTGTACCTTCTAAAAAACGACAAAGACTTCTTCGTTCAGATTGCCACGCTGGTCAAGCCTGAATACTTTGAGTTTCCTGTTCATGAGAAGATCTACAAGATCGTCAACGAGCACTACGAGAAGTACCAGAAGCTTCCTAGCGACGAGATGATCATAGAACATGCCAAGGGTAAGAAGGGTGAGCGCGAAGCTCTTTCTGATTACGAGGATGAGATTCACTTCATCAACAACCTTGATGCGTCTGCACTGGATAACTCCGACTACTTCCTTGATCTGGTAGAAACCTTCGCTCGCCGTGAGGCTATGAAGAATGCGATCAAGGAGTCCATCGGTCTGATCAAGGAGGACCGCATGGATGAGACTGAGCAGCTTATTCGTAACGCTCTCATGATCTCCCGTGCTGTCGATGTTGGTCAGAAATACTTTGACGATCTCGGTGAGCGGTGGGAACGCATGTTCAACCAAGAGAAGAAGGAGAAGTATCGCACTGTCCTACCCAGCCTAGACAAGTCTCTTGAGGGAGGTCTTGGTGCCAAGGAGCTTGCGATGGTGGTTGCTCCTCCCGGTGTAGGCAAGTCTTTGTGGCTGGTAAACCAGAGCGTGCGTAGCATGATCGACGGTAAGAAGGTTCTTTACATCTCTCTTGAGATGAGTGAGGACAAGATTGCCCAGCGGTTCGACTCGGTTATGTCTATGGTGTCTCAACGCCAGATTAAGGACCCCTCCTCTCAGCTTAAGATCAAGGAGCGCCTTAAGATGTTCCAAGATAACTTCCCCGGAAGCAGGCTGATCATCAAGGAGTTCCCTACTGGCACTGCTACGGTCAACACTCTGCGCTCTCTGCTGGTACAGCTTCGCAACTACGAGGACTTCACTCCTGATGTAATCTTCATTGATTACCTTGAGCTTCTTCGTCCTGTGCGTGAGAACCAGCATGAGTATCAGGCCCAGCAGAGGATCGCTGAGGAGCTTCGCGGGCTCGCTATGGAAGCCAACCTGCTCATCTGGACTGCTACCCAGACTAACCGCCTAGGACGCGCTGTGAGAGTTATTACAGACGCAGAGCTAGGGGACTCATATGGCAAGATCCGCACCTGTGATTTCGCACTATCCCTTAATCAGACAGACGAGGAGTTCGAGGAGGGCCTGATGCGTGCATATGTAATCAAGTCCCGTAACGGTCGCCCACGATTCATCGTCCCTATGAAAATTGACTACGGCACCTTAAGAATGGAAGAGACTGAGGCTTTCGAGACTGAGGATGCCGACCTATAATACTGTATGCCTACCAAATCCTTTAAGCAGAAAGTATTAGAGCTTGAGTCGATGGAGATCGGCTGGGGCTCGTTTACACTTAAGTTCAAGCGCGACATCTCCAACTCAGGAGACAAGTGCATGGGACTTACAGATTTTGATAAAATGGAGATTCTTATAGATGATACATCGTCAGAACAGGTTCAGCGACTCACGCTCATACACGAAATCTGGCATGTTATCTTTTCTACAATGGGTGTCCGTGCTGACGATGAAGACAATCAGGTCGATCTAAAAATAACTAACGAATTTATTGTCGAATCTGCGACCCGTGGTCTATTATTATTCAAGACACTAAACCCCGAACTGTGGGACCTACTGTATGAACAAGAGTGACATTCTAATCGAGGTTCTGGAAGACCTCACTTGGGCTATCTACCCTGAGCTTGTGGATAGGCTGATGAAGTTTGATCGTAGCACGATTGACACCGAGATCGAGCGCCAAGCATCTATCTACTCCTATTACTACGGGCTGATGTGTGTGGCGAAGCGCAAGGTGGACGAGTACGACCAAGATGCAACCCGCGCCGCCGCGAACGCACGCCGAGACGCTAAGTTTTCTACAAAGTCTAAACTTACTGCAAAAGACCTAGATGATGTAGCCTTTGCGGACCCTATATATGAAAAAGCACTTGAGAATCTGAGAGACTATCGTGAGAAGTACGGGATGCTCAAGGGTATCGTCTCCTCGCTGGAGCAGAAAAAGGATATGCTGATTCAGTTGTCAGCTAATGCAAGAGCAGAGACGAATCTCTACAGAAAGTGATTGACAAACCAACACTAACCACCTATAATACTAACCAACAACAGGAGAACTACAATGGGAATTGACCTAGACGAACTACGCAAAAAGTACCTTGAAAGCAGCAACACTGACGAGAATGGAGACTTCCTCTCCAAGTTCCTTAACATTCAGGAGGGCACTAACCTAGTGCGTATCCTTCCTGATAAGGAGGAGCGTCCGTTCTATGCGGAAACTAAGATCCACCGTGTACCCAACGGTGAGAATGGCGTGAAGAACTATCACTGCCGTAAAGTTCACGGAGAGAAGTGCCCCCTCTGTGATGCATACTATGGCCTCTGGGACATGGTAAACAAGGGCAATCTCTCACCTGATGCCAAGAAGAAGGCAGAGGCTCTAGCCCGCCAGATCAAGCCCCGCGACCGCTTCTACATGAATGTCGTAGACCGCGAGTCTGGTGATGTTAAGATCCTCTCCATCGGCATCATCCTTTTCAAGAAGATCGTGTCCATGATGGTGGATCCCGACTACGGCGATATCACCGATCTCAAGACTGGTCACGACTTCAAGATCGTGAAGGAGATGGATGGTCAGTGGCCCAAGTACGATCAGTCCGCTGCTCGTCCTAAGTCCACCGAAGCAGGTAGCGGCTCTGAGGTCGCCTCTTGGATGGAGAGCCTCCACGACATTCACGCGCTCGTCAAGCTCGAAGAGTTTGATGATGTAAAGGCGGCTGCTGAGGAACTTCTACCCAGCACCACTACTGAGTCATCTCTACGCCAACCCAAATCTCAAGATGTAGACGATGATGATTATCTTGCAAAGATGAGGCTTGATTCATGAACCGACTGATTATTGCACTACTTGTTATTGTTCCTCTTAGCTTCCTTGGCTCTTGTGCCATGCTAGAGGAGTTCCTAGGCGAAGGTACTGTGTTTACCACCGCTGACCAACTACAGGAAGGCCAACAGGGTGCCGTGATTCCGTGGGACCAACTTCCCGACGAGATCAAGGCTAAGATCCCAGAAGGCACCACCGTAGTCATGGCTGATAAGGAGCAACTTAAGACTGATGCTGCTTACATCCCTGCTACTCCCGGTGCTGAGGATGTTGGCGCTATCATTGACGCTGGCTTTGGTATCGCAAGCACCTTCCTTCCCGGTCTTGCTGCGTGGGAGGGTATTGTAACTCTCTTCTCTCAGCGTAAGCGTAAGCACTATGTCAAAGCTGTCAAGGCTCTTGTGCCTCACAAAGGCGATGCGACTGTCGATGTCGCTGGCACAGTAAAGGCCATTGGCTCCGCTCTTGGAATGTCTCACTCTTCTGACGCATCCAAGGCTGCTGCTGACGATGATTACGAGTACGAGTACGAAGAAGTAGTTGAAGAAACTGTCTGATAACGACAACTAGGCAACTATAATATGGGGAGCAGGATAATACCTGCTCCCCTTTTTTCATGGATAAACTAAAGATACTAGCCGCACCAGCAAACGAGGGTGGATGCGCTTACTACAGAGTGATAGGGCCAGCCAAGAAGCTCCAAGAGCTTTATGGAGACAAGGTAGAGATACGATTCAACCTAAACCCTCTAGGCATTGTTGAGTCTGGAGAGAAAGCAGGACAGTGGCAAGAGGATTGGGATTTCGAGGACCTTAAGTGGTGCGATATAGTATGGACCAATAACATCTCCAACTTCGGAGGACCTTATACTCTCAGACTTATAGGTA